GATGACAACGTAGAGGGAGCGCAGACCCTAGCCTGCGTAGCGGGGCACTGTGAGATATGATTGAAGTTAACTTTATTAGCGGTATTATGCTAGGCGCTGAATATGTCCTAGATCCTGAAGAGGAGGTTCACTACTTAGTAGTGGATTTATTCTTCGTCCGAATCCTGTTCGGATGGGTCTAGGTACATAGCCTTCTCATGCTTGCGGCGTTTAACTAATCCTGGTAGTTCTTTACCGCCAGCCTTAGTCCATGCCATAAACGCCTCAGCAGCCCCTTCAAAGTCTCCACGGTTATGCTTCATTCTTATCGTGGACCTTTGGAGGTTTCCAAGTCCGACATTAAAGCTAAAACTGACCAGGGCATCAAACCTACCTTGAGTAAGCCCAGTAGGGCAAAGTCGTAACACTCCTCGCTCAAAGACAGCCAAGTCCTTTGCCAAGATGTCATCCACTTCAGCCATAGATAAGGTTCTGTCCCAGCCTGTGGGAATTGGTAGATTCTTGCGCTCATGGAATGGAACCTTGATATGATTCTGGTCTATGACATGGCCTACGCCTACTGTCCATAGCATTGCAGGACACCTGTACGGACGGGTTCTTACTCCTTCATCCTTCTTGATTCCTTCAATGCACTTCTTGCTTACCTTCATTGCTTCTTAGCCCAGCCTCTAGAACCGAACCAAAAGCCTATAATACCGCCCAGCATAGCCATCTCATCGCTGGAGAAGATAAGCTCACTAACCTTCTCTAAATCGCCTACAGAGGCTATTAATCCAGGCATAGTGAAGATGTTCCATGCCAGCCAAGCATTGATAGCAATCAGCTCTAAGACGAACAGATAGGTCACTGTGGGGCGTACAGTGCCTACGTAGTTCACAACCCACTTAGAAGCCTTATCCAAGACCTTTTTATCGTGGTCTAGGGCCGCTACCGTCATCTGAGCCTCTGACTGCATAGCAATCTGGTCTGTACGGATCTCTTCTACCTTCTGCTGTGCAATAAATCCACGCTCTGCAAGCGCTAACTCACGCTCAGTCTGCATACGAGCCAGCTCAAGCTCTTGTTTCTTGTCAGCCTTGTCTTGGAAGAAGTCTAAGACCCTGGGCAGGCCAGAGATAAGTAGACCACCAAGTGTAGATATTAGGGACAGCATAAGTACTCCTTAAGGTTTGTAACCAGCGATATAAGCCAAGCTAACCAGCAGGAAAGCTGCAATGAAGCAATACCACTTGAGCATTGCAAGCTTCTTTAAATCCCTGCCAAACTCATCAGTTAAGTCCTTATTGTCTTTAAGGATTCTCTCTTTGATGGTCATTACCTCATCCCAGGCAGCTTGTCCATGCTTGGCTATGATGTCGTGCTTTAGCTCTTCTTCGATCTTCCTAATTTCGTAGACTCCTCGCCATTCCTCTACAGCAGAGAAGACAGCAGTATCTTTAGGTCTTTGTTTCTGCTTACGGCGGTAGGCAGCTCTAGCTTGAACATCAGCCTTACCAAGGTCTTGAATATCCTTAGTAACTGACTCTAGCTCCTTTCCTACAGCTAAAGCTTCCCTAATGCCAGAGACAGCAGCCTTGGCAGCTTGTGTTACTGGTTCACTCATATTTTATTGTACTTGAGCTGCTTTGGTTTCTTCACGAGCCATAATCGCTCCAGCCGCTTGAGGACCAAGCTGATCAATTGCCCGTTGTACTGCTACACGAGCTGCTGAAGGATTCTTCATTAACTGTTTTGCAGCTCCATAAGATAAACCTGAAGCTGTTAGTAAAGACATGGCTACTACTGGGTTAAAGAAGGCTAATGCGCCTCCGGTTGCCAGTTTACCAGCAATAACAGCTTGTCGGTAACCAGCACTTAGGACATCTGGAGGACCACCAAGAATATTGACTCCTTGACGAGCAAAAGAGCCAAGCGGCCCAGCACCTGCGCCTGCCTGAAGGTCAGTAGCTTGTCTAGTCGCTGCCTGTGCTAACTCTTCCGCACTAAAACTACCTTTAAACTGTTGAACCGCTTTTGCAGAAGAAGCAGCATCGGCAAAACGATACAATTTAGCCCAAGCTTCGTCAGCTTTAGAAATTAAACCGTCTTTGTCAATACGTGAAGTATAAGATCTAAAAGCATTTAGAGCATCTTCAAAACCAGCCGCCAATGTTTCATTATCAGCTCCAGTCTTTTTACCATACTTCTCAGCTTGTTCTTTTAGAAACTTATTTATGTTTTTAAGGTTAATTCCTTCAGTAGACGGTAGCTGTTTCATTCCAAGAGGTGCTAAAGCTCCTTTCGGAACAGGACCAAGATTAAATCTATCAATTACTTCTTTCTGAATAGAATTCTCAAATATCTTCCTAGCACGTGGAGTCATCCCTGCTACATTATCTGCCACAACGGTTCGTAAATCATCTGCAAACTGATTATCAGGAACAACACGACCAAGCTTCTCTAAAGCTGTATCGTAGTAGTCTTGAATTGTTTTTTGGATGTAACCAGACATTTGCATTCCGTCTTTAATTGTCTCAGGTACTGTTGCATCTATACTACTTAATACTTCATTACCAGTAGACCTTGTAAACGAATTGCGAACAGCTTTCTCAGAAGGACCAAAGCCAATAGATTCCATCTGACGAAATACCCACCCAGGAACTCCTTCGTATGCCTGTCCTGGTGATACCTTTACTCCACGAGCTAGTTGCTCTGCTACGCCTTCTTTCAAGGTAGGGGTTAATGCGGCCCCAATCTTAGCTACAGCTCCTCCAGCAACACCAGAGAAACCTACATCACGAAGCTTTTGTAAAGCAAAAGTGCTAGGATCAGCAGCCTCTTCCACGGTTTGTGTCACAGGTAGTGCAGCAGCGCCTCCTACACCTCCAGCAGCTCCAGTCAGTACCTTACCAGCCCCAGCAGCCTTTGCAGCAGTTGCAGCAGCTCCACCAGGAACAATTGACGTAAGTACGTTTCCTACCAGACGAGACCACTCTATTCCGTCTGCTCCTTCACGCTTCCTACGTTCTTGGTATGCTTGTTCACCTTCAGCAATCTGTTTCCGAGTCTCAGCACCACCGACCATCTGAGCAATGCCCTGCAAAGGGTCTACAACAGCTCCTTTGACTAATCCTCGAACAGTCTGTCCTACAGGACCAAACTTAATAGGCTCTTGTGAAGGCATTCCTTGAGTACCTTCTACAACCTCAGAATAAGGCATCGCCAATAGCCGCTGTCTTTCAGCCTCTGCTTGTTGCGCCGCAGCTTGATAAGCTTGTTGGTCTGTCAGTTCAGTAGGAGAAGTTATCTCGTATGTTCCACGACCAGGAATAGTAATTTCATAGGTAGCCATTAGTCACCTTGTTTTCGTTTAACAACCACGCCAGGAGGAAGTGCTACAGGAGCCGCTGCAGGGGCAGCAACAGGAGCAGCAGGTGTAGGCACAGCAGCAGCCCCGCCACCAGTTTGATACTTAGCTGGTAACTTTCCTTCTAATGCTGTTTTCCAGTTGGTATAGTGTTCTTCAATTTTATTTAGAGCTGCTGTAATATCTGCAGGACTTTCAAGTTGGTCTAAAGCTGCCACAGTCGATTGTAAGAAATTAATCTCTTGTACAGCCACTTGACCAAGAGCGCCTCCAGTCGGAGAAGCATCACGCATTTGCTGTAAACGGTCAAAACCAAGGTTAGCCTTAATTGTACCAATCTTGTTTTGTAGTTTACGTGCATCAGTACCAGGAAGCGTAGCTAAAATGCCTCCATAACCAGCAGTCAACGGACCAACTAGTTGTTTGGCTTCTGTTACTGTTTGAATAACCCGTCCTGCATTATCAAATGCACCTTTAGCAGCGGCTTCTTGTTTTTCAGTCTTTTCAGCAATTTTAGTATCTTGAATACTTCGCCGCAGCTCTAGTCCTTGACGCTGAATATCAATCTGCATCTGTTTAAATGTTGCGTCTTGCTCACGCTTTGCTCTACGTTCTTGAGCAGCAGTCAGCGCAGACATAATCTTATCAGGAGAACCATACTTAGTAACAACACCAAGTACCTGATCTTCAGTGGCATTAGGACCAAGTGCCGCAAGTTCTTGACGAAGTTGTAATTCTTGTGCTTCAGACAAGGCCGCTTTGCGCTCTTCAGTAGCTGCTTTACGAAGTGCTGTCTCTTTAGTAGCAGCTTGTTGCGCTTCTTGAGCTGTTGCCATAGCTTCGTTAGCGTACCCTAAACTAGCCAGATCTTTAGAAATACTCTTTAATGTATTGCTACTTGTAAAATCTTGGCCTTGGTATTTAGATAGTACTGACTGTACATCAGAAGCCTTCTTAAGCATCGGGTCTTGAGCGCCCATAAGCGTGTTAATGCCCTGAGCAGCCTGACCACCAAAGCGAAGACCAGCCTGATACAAAGGAGCAAAGACACCAAACTCTCGACCAGCACCAGCTATCTCACGCTCTTGCTGCTGTCTGCGTAGTTCTTGTACGTCTGCTATTGAAGGACCAAATAAAGATTCAATCGCCATGATTACCCCTAATTAATTATAAGACCAAGTACCGACATCAGACATATTCGGGATTGTTCCTTGGAACCCCTGTCCTAAGTACTGACCTGTATCTCCGTACATAGCCCCTGTGTTGCTAAATGTCATCCCCGTTTGGCCTCCGCCCATCAGCTTATTAAACAGGTTACCGTAGTCAAGTTTAGATGCTGTCTGGGCCATCAATGACGGACCAACTAAAGCTCCTTGTAGCTGAGTTTGAGCAGCTCCTAAACCACCAGTCAACAGCGACTGACCAACATTAGCACCAGCGGTAGCAGTACGTCCTCCTAATTGAGCACCGATATCTAGAGGTTGTTGAGCAGCTTGCTCAAGTAACTGAGCAGTACCAAACTGTTGCTGGAACGGTGCCAATGCTTGCGTCTGTAATCCATATTGAGTACCAAGCAACCCAGCCCCAGTACCAAACAAACCAGCACCAAAACCAGCACGCTGTTGAGCCGCCTGTTCAGCCTGAGCCGCTAACTGCAGATCTTGTTGTCTACGGGCAGAAGCCAGGGCAGCTAACTCAGGTTGTCCAGTAGTTCCGATATTCAGACCAGCACGACCACGACCAAACACAGATGCAGCTAGACGCTCTTCTTCGGCTTGACGAGGAGCAGCCAACACAGCCTGTTGTTCAGTCATGTATTGCTGACGAGCCTGTTCAGGAGTGGTAGCTAGATACTGAGCACCCAGACCAAATAAACCCTGACCTGCAGCAGTCAAAGGAGCAGCCTGAGCAGCAGCTTGTTCAGCTTGCCCTAAGCTAGTGCCATATAGAGCACTTAGGCGGTTCTGTAGCGCCTGTATCTCAGGAGATGCAGTATATCCAGCACCAGTGACAATTGGGTTACCATACTGGTCTGTGCCCATTTGAAACTGACTAGTACCAAACCTAGTAGTCATTCCAACAGGTCTAAACGCAGATGCTGCAGCAGCCTGTGCAGCCGCACGTTCCTGAGCCGCTGCAGAAGTCTTTGCTGCTTTTTTAGCTGCGTTACCTGCCATTGATGAGCCAATAAGACTAGCGCCTGCGCCGATAAGTGCTGTTTCAATTCCCATAGTT